CCCGATGAGTATATGTACATGCCTGACCGTGGAGAACCCCGTGCCCGCCGCATGGACTACGACATGGTGGAAGTAATTCCTGTCAGCGATCCCAACAACAGTACGATGGCACAACGAGTTGTGCAGTATCAGACTGTGTTGCAGATGGCACAGGCTACCCCACAGATATACGACCTGCCCCAGCTACATCGGCAGATGATCGAAGTTCTGGGTATTAAGAACGCAGATAAGCTTGTACCTACTAAAGATGATATTAAACCGTCTGACCCAGTTAGTGAGAACATGGCGATACTTGTGGGTAAACCAGTCAAAGCCTTTATATATCAAGACCATGACGCGCACATTGCTACACACCAAGCGTTCTTACAAGACCCGCAGATTGCGGCGTTTATCGGGCAGAACCCCGCTGCACAGCAGCAGGTAGCAGCACTGCAAGCGCACATAGCAGAACACGTAGCGTTTAGTTATAGACAGCAAATGGAAGCAAAAGTGGGTGTTCCTCTTCCTGCACCAGATGCGGAGCTTCCAGAAGAGACTGAAGTGGAGTTGGCGAGCCTACTGGCGCAAGCCGGGCAGCAGCTTACACAACAGAAGCAACAAGCTGCCGCACAACAAGCTGCACAGCAGAAGGCTCAAGACCCGATTATCCAGATGCAACAGCAAGAATTGCAGCTTAAAGCTGCCGAACAACAGCGCAAAGCACAGAAAGATCAGGCAGACGCAGCACTTGACGCTGCAAAACTCCAGCTTGATAAGCAGAAAGCAGACAATACCGCCACTATTGAGGCTGCACGTATTGCTTCTCAGACAGAGCAAGCTAACGCAAGACAAGACTTGGATGAGGCCAAAGCCATATTAGACCTCGCCAAAGCGCAACAAACGCCTCCTAGGAGACAGTAAATAATGGCAAAAACCGTCTTTGACGTACTTGATGACAAACTTGCTGAGTTACAGCAAAGCCAAGAAGAATTTCTTACCAGTGGGGGTGCAAAAGATTTCCCCTCCTATAGGGAATCGTGTGGGGCAATCCGAGGTCTAGCCGCCGCACGCAGAGAAGTACAAGACCTTTCGCGCAATCATTTGGAAGACGAAGATGACTGAAGTGGCAAAGCTTACCCCGCTGGAAGAAAAGCGGCGCAAACAGATAGAAGAGAAAGAGCAGGCAGAAGTGGTGTTGGACGCGCACGTCCCTAAACCCGTGGGATACCGCGTGCTTATTGCCCTCCCTACGATAGAAGACACGTTTGAAGGTGGTATCGCTAAGGCCAGCTCAACCATTAGAGAAGAGACTATCCTGACTATGGTGGGGGTGGTGGTCGATATGGGTGACCAAGCCTATAACGATAAAGAGCGGTTTCCTTCTGGCCCGTGGTGTAAAGAGGGAGACTTTGTAATGTTCCGTGCTAACACAGGCACGCGCTTTAAAGTAGGCAACGAGGAGTACCGTTTGATGAACGATGACTCTATCGAGGCCGTTATTGACGATCCGAGTAAATTGACTCGCGCATAAGGACTAGACCATGCCAATACAACAAGTTGAGTTTGAGTTCCCTGATCCTGATAAGGAAGAGAACTTACAAGAAGTTGAGGTGCCCCAAGAAGAACCTAAAGCCGCAGAAATAGAGGTTGAAGGAGTCGAAGGGCGTAAAACTATAGAAAAACCTGCCGAGAAAGAAAAAGTTATACAGGCAGGAGAAGTAGAAATTGAGGTGGTGGATGACGTACCCCCGGAAGATCGTGGGCGTAAACCTTCTCCTCCCCCTGAAGAAGTTACCAATGAAGAGCTTGAGAACTATTCGGAGAAAGTTAAAAACCGGATCAAGCACTTTAGTAAGGGTTACCACGATGAGCGTAGGGCTAAAGAAGCCGCAGAGCGTGAGCGTGAAGCCCTTGAGCAGTACGCTAAAAATTTAATTGATGAAAATCAACAACTTAAAAGTAAGACAGATCAAAGCCATAATGCGTTAATTCAATCTGCTAGGAAGCAGGTTGAAGCTGAGTTGGATATGGCTAAGAGGCAGTACCGGCAAGCGTACGAATCAGGAGAACCTGATGCGGTACTAGAAGCGCAAACTATGTTGAATGCAGCCCAGATACGTATGGAGCGTGTTAATGGCTTAAAACCAAAAGAAACCGCAGAACAGCAAACAGCTTTACAACCCAAGCAAAATACTGTTCAATCACAACAACTTGCGCCCGAACCGCAACGTGACGTAAAGGCCGAATCTTGGAGGGATGAAAATCCGTGGTTTGGTTCTGATGACGAAATGACTGCGTTTGCGCTAGGATTGCATAACAAGTTAACAAAAGAGGGTGCAGACCCTCTATCTGATGAATACTACGAGAAGATAAATTCTCGTATGCGACAAGTATTCCCCGATCAATTCGATGATGGAATCGAAGACGAACCAGAGGTAGCACCCAAGCAAAAACCTAGCAATGTGGTGGCTCCCGCAACGCGGAGCACAGCGCCTAAGAAAATTAGGCTTACGCCGTCACAGATAGCTATTGCAAACAAACTTGGGGTTCCGTTGGAAATATACGCCAAACAGGCTGCTGAACTAGCGAGGAAACAAAATGGCTGAGAATAGACTTAAGCGAGACACGGAGACCCGTGAGAAAAATACCCGTAAGCAGGCGTGGAAAAGGCCAACAGTGTTGCCTGATCCTACTCCTCAAGATGGGTATACGTTTCACTGGGTTCGTGTAAGCACTATGGGTCAACCTGATTCCACCAATGTTTCTTCTAAATTACGTGAAGGCTGGGAGCCTGTACGTGCAGAGGATCACCCCGAAATCTTTAGCGATGCTGTTGCTGACGCACGGTTCAAAGATAACGTCATCGTAGGTGGTCTAATGTTATGTAAAGCTCCCGACGAGCTTGTCCAAGAGCGAACTGAGTATTACGACCAATTAACGGAATCTCAGATGAACTCCGTGGACAATAACCTCATGCGCGAGAATGATCCTCGTATGCCTATATTCAATGATAGGAAATCGAAGGTTACTTTCGGCAGAGGGAACTAACTTTATTTTAGGAGTGTTTTATCATGGCTTATCCAACAGTCAGTGCACCCTACGGTTTTCACCCAATTAACCGTGTAGACGGTACGCCTTATGCAGGACAGACTCGCCTTATTCCTATTGCGAGCACCTACAACACGGCTATTTTCTACGGCGATCTGGTTAAAATCGTAGCGGCAGGCACAATCGAGAAGTTTACTGGCACTACTACTGGCTCCCCTTCGGGCGTCTTTGTAGGTGTCCAGTACGTTAATGCTGAAAGCCAGTTTACACCGGCCCAGTATTACCCCGGCACTAGCGTTACTGAAGCTTTTGCTATCGTAGTTGACGATCCATTGGCGGCATTTAAAGTCGCTGTAACTGCTGCTAACAGTTCTATGTCTTCGGCGGCTCGCGCTGCTGTAGGCGCAAACATGTCTGTTCTGGCAGGTACGGGTGATACGGCTACTGGAAACTCTGGCGCGTCAGTGCTGGCAGGCTCCGAAGCTACAACCGCAGGTCTAGTTGTGCGCGTTATTGACACAATAGACGAAACTAAAACCGCTGCTGATACTTTTGTGGAGCTGGTCGTTAAGATCAACCTGCATCAGTACAACAACACAACTGGCGTATAAGGAGGCTGACTAATGGCTATTTCAAGAGCGCAACTCCTTAAGGAGCTACTACCGGGCCTAAACGCCCTATTTGGCCTCGAATACGCTAAGTATGGTGATGAGGCTGCTGAAATCTTCGAGACTGAATCTTCGGAACGGTCTTTCGAGGAAGAAACCAAGTTGTCCGGTTTCAGTGCTGCACCTGTTAAAGGTGAGGGTTCTGCAATCTCTTATGACAACGCGCAAGAAGCTTGGACTGCTCGTTACACACACGAGACAGTCGCTATGGGCTTTTCGCTGACTGAGGAAGCAATCGAAGATAATCTCTACGATTCTCTCTCTTCTCGCTATACAAAGGCACTTGCCCGCGCTATGGCGTACACCAAGCAAACCAAAGGCGCTGCTATTCTTAACAACGCTTTTGCTGCCGGTACTACATATGGTGATGGACAGACTCTCTGTTCTACTGCTCACCCTCTAGTATCTGGTGGTACTAACTCAAACCGTCCTGCTGTTGCGGCTGACCTTAACGAAGCTTCTCTTGAAGCGGCTGTTATCCAGATCGCTGGTTGGACTGATGAGCGTGGTCTGCTTATCGCAGCTAAGCCTTCTAAGCTGGTTATCCCACCTGCGTTGCAATTCGTTGCTACTCGCCTGTTGGATTCCGAGCTTCGTCCGGGCACAGCGGATAACGACATCAATGCCATGAACAACAATGGTACAGTTCCGGGTGGTTACACAGTTAACAACTACCTGACTGACACCAATGCTTGGTTCTTGATGACTGACATCCCGAACGGCCTGAAGCACTTTGTCCGCTCTCCAATGCAAACCAGCATGGATGCAGACTTTGACACAGGTAACAGCCGATATAAGGCTCGTGAGCGATACAGCTTCGGCGTATCTGACCCACTGGGCATCTTCGGTTCACCCGGCGCTTAATAAGCAAAAGGTAATTGTGGGTAGATTGGGGGCTTCGGCCCCCTTTCTTTTATTTGTACAAAACTAGTTTACGTGATATATACTAGAGCATACCGAGGTCATTCGGTGTATCTGACAGTCTCGGCTGACGACATGCAGACAGATACGCCCCACAAACTAACTCGCATGTGAGGAATTAAAATGGGTACCACTACCTTTTCTGGCCCCGTCAAAGCGGGCACTATTTCAAATACTACCGGAACAACTCTCGGTGAAGACGTAAAGAATACGGGTCAAGTTGTTATGGCTCAGACTTTTACAACCGGCAGTCTTGCTGGCGGAGCTTCCGCTGCAAATGATACTACTGTAGTTATTCCTGCTAACTCTCAAATTGTTGATATCGTAATAGATTGTCCTACCGCTATGGGCAACGCTACGGCAGTATTTAGCATTGGTGATACTGTTGGTGGCAACGCTACGTTTATCAACGCCTTTAACATTACAGTTGCTTCTGGTGTAGGCCGAAAGTATCCCACCACTCAAGCTGGTGGCGCTCTTGCTTGGGCAGATACTGGCACTGCGGATAAGAAGCTGACTTGGACTACCACCGGAGCTACTGATGCCGGGGAAATTAGAGCGACTGTTCTGTATCAACAAAACATTAATCTCGCCTAAATTAGGTTATTAACCTTTAAACTAGGAGATTTAAATGGCTGATACAGTAACGACTCAAATAATCCAAGACGGGGCACGTCAAGCGATCATTAAAGTCAACACTGCTGTGGGTAACACAGATGTAGTTACGTCTACGATGGTGGATGTATCTGCGTTGAGTGCAGACCCCATTAGCAGGAGAGCCTGTACTGGCGTGACTTTGCTGGGACTTACTTACCTTGGTGTGGGTGTTGGGGTCAAACTAGAATGGGATGCCTCGACTAACGTCCTTCTATTTGACTTCCCGGTTAATTGGACAGAGCAGTATGACTTCTCTGACTACGGGATACCCAACAACTCTGGTTCTGGTAAAACAGGAGACATAGTAGCGACTACTGTATCTCCTAGTGCTGGTGATACTTACTCTTTTATATTTACTGTGCAAAAGCTCTATGGCTAAGAAAAAGGGAACTATGAAAGGCCACACCATTAAAGGTGGTCATAAGCGTCCAACTAAGTCTGGCGCAGGTATGACCAAGAAGGGTGTGGCTAAATATCGTAGAGACAACCCCGGCTCTAAGCTAAAGACAGCCGTTACCGGTAAAGTAAAGAAGGGCAGTAAAGCAGCAAAGCGTCGTAAGTCTTTTTGTGCGCGTTCTGCTGGGCAGATGAAACAGTTTCCAAAAGCAGCTAAAGACCCTAATTCTAGGCTGCGGCAAGCCAGAAAACGATGGAAGTGTTAGGAGGTTATTATGTGGACTAAACCAACATACGAAAAGATTCGCCTAGGTTTTGAAGTCACCATGTATTTTAAAAATAGTTAATGCCTAGCAAATCTAAGAAGCAGCACAAATTTATGGCAGCGGTGGCTAATAACCCAGAGTTTGCCAGTGAAGCAGGCGTTCCTCGGAGTGTAGGGCGTGAGTACATGAAGGCCGATAAAGGTCGTTTTGCGGGAGGTGGTCTGATGCAAGAAGTACCTGAAGATAAGAAAAGTTCCTTGGGCAAACTACCTGAAGGTGTGCGAAACAAAATGGGGTACATGGCCGAAGGCGGTAACGTCAAAGGTATGAAGAAGTGTCCCCGTGACGGCATAGCGCAACGTGGAAGAACACGAGCATGATGAAGTGTAGAGGTATGGGTAAAATGAAGCCCGTAGCCTTGAAGAAAGGTGGGTCGGTTAAAGATGCGTGCTACAACAAAGTGAAGTCGCGCTATAAAGTCTTTCCATCCGCTTATGCTTCTGGTGCTATAGCTAAGTGCCGTAAGGTCGGTGCTAAGAACTGGGGAAACAGTGGCCGTTCGTAAGACAGAAAAAGGCGCAGCGTTAAAACGCTGGTTTAAGGAGGATTGGAAAGATGTCCGTACTGGTAAAGCGTGCGGGCGGAAGAAGGGCGAAAAGCGTGGTACACCTTACTGTAGGCCCAGTAAAAAGGTTTCTAGTAAGACCCCTAAGACCTCTGGAGAGATGACCGCAGCAGAGAAAAAGAAGCGGATAGCCCAGAAAAAACGGTTGGGGCAACCGGCAGGTAAGCCTAGAAGAGTAGAGTCTTTACGAAAGAAGAAAAAGAAAGTTGCTAAGAAAAAGAAATGATTACTTGGACTGAACGTAACGACATAGTTGAAGAAATAAAAGAGTGGTCAAAGCATACTTTAGAGGTTAGCAACCCAGAATTTAACAATTTACCCCCGTGCCCATATGCAAAAGCAGCGTGGCAGGAGAGTAAAGTAGACATAGTTTTTAAGTTTGAGGCTGAAGATTACAAAAGACTGTACATGGCGCTCCACAACTGGGACGACAGAAAAGACTTAGTAATCATAGCGGATACGGAGTTCATAGAAGATCAAGACGAGTTTCATCAGTTTGTAGATAGCATAAACGAAGCCATCGCAAACAACGTGTTTAGAGACAAAGACATGTGGGTTATGGGTTTTCACCCAGAGGATGAAGCTAACGAGTTGTTCGACGAGGGGGAGTTTGAACCCCAAGCAGATACTGAATACGCATTATTGTTTGTGCAGCGGTTATCCAAGTTAGAGAAAGCCGCAGAGAAATTAAGACCTCTTGGTTATTACGATAAGTATTTTCAAGAGTATGATGTAGCTGACATGTACGAACTTCGTACAAACTTTTACAGGAGACTACAAGATGAAAGGTGCTAAAAAGAAAGGCCCAAAAGGTATGCGCGGTGGCGGCATGGCTAAGAAGAAAGGCCCAATGGGCTTTAAAAAAGGCGGCAAAGCCAAAAAGAAAGCAGGCATGAGACGCAAGAAGAAGTAATTTATGGCTACCTCGGGAACTGCCACATTTAATATGGACTTCACGGAGATCGCTGAAGAAGCGTGGGAACGTGCTGGCCGTGAGATGCGTTCGGGATATGACCTGCGTACTGCACGTAGGTCTATGAACCTGCTTACTATTGAGTGGCAGAACCGTGGCATCAACATGTGGACTATCGATGAAGGCACTGTCAACCTTGTGGAAGGAACGGCGACGTACGCTCTACCGGCAGACACCATTGATTTGCTTGAGCACGTTGTACGTACTGGTAGCGGTAATGTTACTACTCAGTCTGATCTCAACATTACGCGCATAAGTGTATCTACTTACTCTAGTATCCCTAACAAACTTTCTCAGGGACGCCCTATACAACTGTATATAGACAGAGGCCAAGCAAACCCCTCAGTCACTGTATGGCCCGTCCCAGATCAGGGTACTGCGCTTGCCCCTTACTATATTTTAAAGTATTACCGCATGCGCCGTATTGAGGACTCGGGAACGGGTGTGAACACCGCCGATGTCAACTTTAGATTTTTGCCCTGCCTAGTTGCAGGGCTTGCGTATTATATAGCGCAAAAAGACCCAGAACTGATGCCTAGAATACCTATGATACAAGCAGAGTATGAAAGGCAGTTTGAGCTAGCGGCAGGAGAAGACAGAGAAAAAGCTTCTATTAGTTTAGTACCTCGTAGCTATGGCGTGAGGTAGACATGAGTCAGAGATTTGCCTCGGCTCAGAACGCAATAGCGATATGCGATATTTGCGGGTTTCAGTACAAACTTAGAGAGCTTAGACAACTAATTGTAAAGGGGAACAAGACAAACTTAAAAGCTTGTCCCGAATGTTGGAACCCAGACCAGCCACAAAACAGGTTGGGGGAGTTTCCAGTAGATGATCCACAGGCAGTGCGTGATCCTAGATCAGACGCTGCGGAGCTTGCAGCTAGTAGAGCACACATACAGCCTATAAACCCCTCGTTAGTTTTAGGAGCAGGGCAGATAGGCCAAGTTGTAATAGTAGGGGCCGGAGGGGGCGGAGATGTTGCACAACCCAGTGGGAGCGTAAGTGCAACAGGAGGAGTAGGGACAGTATCGCCATATTCCGCCCTTACAGTGACTGTAGCTAATCCGGGCGCAGGAAACAGATACTATGTTGAAGGAGCGTTACAAGCTACGATGAGTTTAAGTGAAGGTAGCACTTACAGAATAGATCAGAGCGATAACTCAAACAGCGGCCACCCTTTGAGATTTTCTACCACATCTGATGGCACGTGGGGCGGGGGAAGCGAGTATACAACAGGAGTGACTTACGTAGGATCACCCGGAAGTGCTGGAGCGTATACACAGATAGTCGTAGCTGTTGGCGCTCCTACTTTATATTACTATTGTTCAAACCACTCAGGTATGGGTGGGCAAGCAAATACACCGTAAGGGGTTTGAAAATGAAAAGATCAAACAAAAAGGCGCCCAGTGTTATTGAACACCCCAACGAGCCTGTGGCTTACAAGGTGGACACTGTTAATCAACCGCCTAAAGACATGAAAACTAGTGGCGTTAAAATTCGCGGTACTGGTGCTGCTACTAAAGGCACAATGGCACGGGGGCCAATGGCGTAGTGAATTACACTGAGCTAAAAGCAAATGTAGAAGATATCTGTGAGCAGACATTTACGGCAGATCAACACGCCATGTTTGCAGAGCAAGCCGAGCAGAAGATATACAGCACGGTGCAGATTCCTGCGTTGCGTAAAAATCAAACAGGTACTTTAACTACTGGGAATAAGTATCTGACGATGCCTAGCGGTATGTTGTACGTGTTTTCTTTAGCAATTATTAGTGGGAACAACTACATTTACTTGTTGGACAAAGACTCTAACTTTATTCGTGAAGCCTATCCTAACCCTGCAACAACAGGTACACCCCAGCATTACGCTATATTTGACGAAACAAGTTTTATTATAGGGCCAACACCAGATGCTAATTACGCTGCCGAAATACATTTTGGGTACTACCCACAGTCGATTGTGACTGCTGGCACTACTTGGCTAGGCACTAATTTTGATTCAGCGTTGTTAAATGGCACGTTGGTAGAAGCAATACGCTTTCAGAAGGGTGAGCCTGATATGGTGGCGTTGTACGAAAAAATGTACGTGCAAGCATTGGCCCTGTTGAAGAACCTTGGTGACGGCAAACTCCGTGAGGACACTTATCGTTCTGGGCAGGTTAGGAGAGAAGTCGCTTGATTAGTGCAGATGGTCTGGTTGAAGTAGGCACTGTTACAGTATCTGCTGTTTCAAACCGGGGCTTTACTCCCGAAGAGTTGGCTGAACAGGCGCTAGACAAGATTATTTATGTAGGAGGCAACTGCCATCCGGCCATACAGGAGCAGGCAGAGGCTTTCAAAAATCAAATTCGTGGT